TTTAACTTACGCAGATTGGGCGAAACGTCTTGATCCTAATGGCGCGATTGATGCCATCGTGGAAATCTTGAATGACTCCAATCCTATTCTTGAAGATGCGATGGTTATGGAAGGTAATCTTCCTACTGGTCATCGTACAACAGTACGTGATGGCCTCCCATCTGTTGCTTGGCGACAGTTGAACTATGGTGTTCCTACCAGCAAAGGTAAGACTCGCCAGGTTACTGACACATGCGGTATGCTTGAAACATACGCTGAAGTCGATAAGTCGTTAGCCGATCTAAACGGTAACACTTCTGCATTCCGTTTATCTGAAGATAAAGCTTTCTTGGAAGCAATGAATCAGGAAATGGTAAGCACGTTGTTTTATGGTAGCACAAAGACTGACCCTGAAAAGTTCATGGGTCTTGCTCCACGATACAATGTAATTAGCACCGATCCACTTAATTCAGGTTCTAACATTATTAATGCTGGTGGTTCTGGTGCTGATAATGCGTCAATCTGGTTAATGACTTGGGGTGATGAAACAGCACATATGACTTTCCCCAAAGGTCAAACAGCTGGTTTGCAGCGATCTGATCTAGGTGAACAGACACTTGAAGATGCAGCTGGTGGCAAGTATCAAGGTTACCGCACACATTACAAGTGGGACACTGGTTTCGTTCTTCGTGATTGGCGTTATGTTGTTCGTATCGCAAACATTGATGTTTCTGATTTAGCAACATTCGGTGCTGCAACGGACAATAGCGCGGCATTAATTCGCTTGATGATTCAAGCTGTTAACAAGCGCCCAACAGGTACAACTAAAGCAAGTGTTTTCTATGTTTCTAAAACTGTGAAAACTTGGTTAGATATCATGGCAATGGAAAAAGCTAATGTTAATCTAAGCATTGATATGGTTGAAGGCAAGCCAATCACTCGCTTCTTAGGTCATCCGGTTCGTGTTTGTGACGGTCTTCTTGAGACTGAAGCAGCCGTATCTTAATTGTTAAGATAGTGCAAATATAGACACCACAAGGAAGTGGTAATGCGCAACTATATTATGATCGCGCAGCCTATTTTTAATTAATATTTAGAGGATATCAAAATGATTCTTGATCGTGAAAACTTAGTATCAGATGACCAGGCCGTTACTGTAACTGCTGCATCAACTGATGTAATTGATTTGGGTGGTGCGAATTCTGGTGACATGGCTCCTGGTGAACCATTGAACTTATTCTGCCAAGTTAGTGAAGCAGACTTTGCCGGTGGTACTTCCATTGCTGTGTCAGTTCGTACTGATACTGTTGCAAATATGGCTTCTCCAACAGTCTTGTTTAGTACGCCTGCAATTCCTGTTGCTTCGCTAGTGGCTGGTTACAAATTTGCATTAGGTTCATTACCTGAAGGTGCTGAACGCTATCTTGACTTTAACTATACGGTTGTTGGAACAATGTCTGCTGGTAAGCTTACTGGTGGTATTGCTCCAAGTGTTCAATCTAATACTTAAGTTGTAACTGTATGCGGGGGTTTATCCTCCGCATTTTTGTTTAATTCCTATAATAACAGAGGAAATTATTATGCTAGTTCGAGCAACCAGAACAGGTTACTACGGTGACAGAATTCGCAAGCCAGGCATGTCGTTTAATTACAAGCCTGATAACAAGAAGAAGTTCGATAAGGGTGAAGAAAAATTGCCTTCGTGGATGGAAGTAGTTGAGGTTGGTGAATCAGCCAATTCAAATGAAACTAAAAGCAAGCAACTAGATGATCTTACTGCTGTGGTTGATGCTGCAAAAGTTGAATTAACTAAAGCTGAAGCAGCTTCAAAAGTTGCTGATGAAAATCTTGAAAAAGCAGCTGCTAATAAGAAAGAACAGTTTCAAGCATTAGCTGAAGCAGCCAATGAAGATTTGGATGACGCAACAGCAAAACTTTCTGATGCAGAAGATGCATTGGCAAAAGCTGAATCTGAGTAAGGTATTCGCCTTGCAGTAAACTAAAAAAGGCGGGGCTTTATGTTCTCGCCTTTTTTTATATTGGAATAATAAAATGCCTAATCTAATAGATTTAAAAAGAACATCTGCTGACAAGAAAGAAAATGAATCAATGCTATCTTCTGAAGTTGAAGCTGAAGATTATGCATGGGGTTTGCAACTTGATCTTCAAAGCGATGAACTTGAAAAGCTTGGTGTAGACAAGCTATCGGTTGGTGATGAATTTGAAATAACTGCAATGGTTAGAGTTAAATCATTCAGTGAAAATGATTCTGATGAAGGTGGTAAAAACAAAAGCGCCGGTTTATTAATCAAGGCAATAGCAATGCCTGATAAATCAAAGTCAACAGCTGAAAAACTATATGGTGAAAGTGATGGCAAGTAAGGTTGAAATATGGAACATGGCGCTGGTTCGCGTAGGCTCTAGCGGATTCATTCAATCACCAACTGAAAGTTCAGCTGAAGCAAATCATTGCAGGGTCGTTTATCCAAACAGTGTTAAGGCAACACTTGAAGCAACTGTTGATTGGTCGTTTGCTAGAAAAAAAGTTGCGCTTGCTGATCTTGGTACGCCAGATGATGATTGGTCTTATCAGTATGCGTATCCTTCAAACTGTATAAAGGCAAGAAAGATATTAACTAACGTAAGAAATGCAAAACCATTACCTTTCAAGATAGGTCTTAATAGTTCTGGTACTCAGAAGGTTATAAACACTGATGTTTCTGAAGCTGTTTTGATTTATACAATGAACGTAACAAATGAAGCTTTGTTCAGTGCTGCATTCGCTGAAATGTTATCGTGGAAGATAGCTCTTGAGATAGCGCCTGCTTTATCTGGCAATGATCAGAAGGTTCTTAGTTTTGTTACGCAAGGTCTTTCAGCTGCAACAGCGAATGCATATTCAAATGATGCAAACGAAGGTCAGGAAGATGACGAAAAAGATGCTAGTTGGATTGAGCAATACGAATAACAGGATTTAATTATGCCGATTAAAAAATCACAACAGTCAATGTCTGCTGGTGAATTATCGCCATCACTTCATAACAGGGTTGATCTTGCGAAGTACCATAGCGGATTAAAGACTTGCAGAAATGCACACGCGAATAAACATGGTGGCGCTAGTAATCGTGCTGGTTTTGGTTTTGTTGGTGAGACAAAAGATAGCTCTGTTGTTGCCAGGCTGATTCCGTTTTCATTTAATACTGAGCAAACATATATTCTTGAGTTCAGCAACCTAATTATGCGCGTCATAAAAGATGGTGCTTATGTAATTGATTCTGCATCACCACCAGATATATATGAGTTAGTAACAACTTATATTGAAGCTGATTTACCGTTGCTTAAGTTCACGCAATCAGCTGATGTTATGACAATAACTCACCAGTCATACGATCCAATGGAGCTATCAAGAACTGATCATGATGTTTGGACAATTGGCGCTGTTGTATTTGGCCCAACATTAGCTGCGCCTGGCGGTGGCAATGGCGGTTCAACTGGAACTCATGCAACAAAAACAATAACAGGTATAACAAAAGCAAATCCTGCTGTTGTTACTGTGTCTGCTGCACACGCAATGACTGCTGGTGATTCATTTTCTATTGATGGCGTTGTTGGCATGACTGAAGTTAATGGAAAGAATTTCCAGTTTAAGAATTTAACAACAACAACATTTGAGCTTGTCGGTATAGATTCAACCGCATACACAACTTATTCTTCAGGTGGAACAGTTTACGAAAAAGCAGAAATATTTAAATATAAAGTTGTTGGTATAAATGACGATACAAAAGAAGCAACGCTTCCGCTAACAATATCTGTTGGCCCTGTAGCCTCTCCGTTATCTGATACTGTTCATAATGTTATTGAATGGAATGCTCTTACTGGCGCATCAAAGTTTGATATCTATAAAGAAGAAAATGGATTTTATGGATACATTGGAACGGCAGAAGGATTGTCATTTATTGATAATAATATTCAACCTGATTTTAGTGATGGCCCGCAAGAAGCGCAGGCTCCTTTTTCTGGCGCTGATAATCGACCTGGCAGCGTTGCGTATCATGAGCAAAGGCGCGTGTTCGGAAGAACTAATAACAAAAGGCAAACTGTTTTTGGTACGCAAACTGGCAACCAGTCAAACATGAATGTTTCATTTCCTGTACGCGATAGTGATTCATTTGAATTTACGATAGCAGCAAGACAAGTTAATGAAATACGCCATCTATTACCAACATCAGATTTATTAGCATTTACATCTGGCGGCGTTTGGAAAATGACCGGCGGAACTTCAGGCGCTATATCACCAACAAATATTCTGGTTAAAAACCAAAGCACAATTGGCTGTTCAGATGCGCCGCCAATCCTTGCCGGTGATTATGTTTTATTCGCTGAAGACGGCGGTGATATTTTAAATGAAATTGATTATTCATTTGAGCGTGATAAATATATTGCTATTGATCGAACGCTTCTTGCTTCGCATTTATTTGAAGGTGATTCAATAAAAGAAATGACTTATGCGCGTAAACCAGAAAGCGTTATCTGGTGCGTCATGGATAGTGGTCTTCTTCTTGGTATGACTTACATTCCTGACCAAGATATTTGGGCTTGGCATTGGCATGAAACTGATGGTTTATTTGAATCAATAGCTTCAGTGCGCGAAGGTACTGAAGATGCTGTTTATGTGACTGTAAAAAGAACTATTAACAGTGTTACAAAAAGATATGTTGAACGTCTTCACACAAGAAAATTTAGCGATGTTCGTGATTGTTTCTTTGTCGATTCAGGGTTAACGCTTGATGCTCCATTGGTTGTATCTAGCGCAACACAAGCAAGCCCATGCGTGTTAACTGTTTCTTCTCATGGATTAAGCAACGGAAATTATATTGATGCGTCTGCAATAGTTGGCATGACTGAACTTAATGATAAGCAATTTAAAATAAAGAACGTAACAACTCATACGTTTGAACTAACTGATTCATCAGATGTGAATATTGATAGCACATTGTTTACTGCTTATTCTAGCGGTGGTGTTGTTCGCAAAGCAGTAACAACGATATCTGGCCTTGATCATCTTGAAGGAAAAACATTATCTGTTCTAGCAAATGGAAATGTTGTTGCGCCTAATCCTGTTGTTTCATCTGGATCAATCACATTATCTAATGCGTCAAGTAGAGTTCATGCTGGTCTTGCTTACATATCCGATATTGAAACAATGGATATTGACACGATAGATGGAAAACTTACTGCTAAGAAAATCAATGTGACTGAGATTCAGGCCCAATTGCTTGATTCTCGTGGTATGTGGGCTGGCCCTGATGCAAATCATTTAACTGAATGGAAGCAACGTGGCCTGGCTGGTGAAGACTATGGTGAAGCAACGGCATTGTTTACAGGTAGAATGAAAATGGGTGTTATATCTATGTGGCGTGACGGTGGTGGCACATTGGTGCGTCAACAGTACCCATTGCCATTAACAATATTGTCATTCATTCCAAAGGTATCAGTTGGTGGGTAATTCATATATTCGTAAAGCAACCTTTCAAGATGCTAACCATGTTGCGCTCAATATGCGTGAAGCAGATAAAAACGAGATAATGGCTAGTGATGGGGAATTACCTGTTCCTGCCGTCCTACGCGCTTACAATAGGTCTGATAAGTGTCTTTCATTGATTATTGATGACGAAGCTGCTTGCGTGTTTGGGGTTGCTCCACTCTCATTGCTTGGAAGTGTTGGTTCTCCCTGGATGCTTGGGACTGATTTGATCACCAAAAACCCACTAACCTTTTTGAGAAAAAGTCAAAACGTGGTGCTTGATATGCAAAAATCTTACGCTACACTGATCAACTATATAGATTCAAGAAATGAATTTTCATTGGCTTGGGCAAAGTGGGTTGGATTTGACGTATCTGAAGACACTGAATTACGTGGCCCATTCAATATGCCGTTTCATAGATTTGAATTAAGGAAATAATTATGTGTAGTCCAACTGCGTTTATGGCTTTATCCGGTGGCATATCAGCATTGTCATCATTATCAGCTGGTAACTTCTCAGATCAGATTGGTAAAGCTAATCAAGCAGCTAGAAATAAACAAGCTGAAGGCGTTATTGCTGCCGGTCAAGTAGAAGAACAACAATACAGATATGGTGTTGCTGATCTAAAAGGTAAACAGAAAACATCATTTGCTGCGTCCGGTGTTGATATTTCATCTGGCTCACCTGTTGATATTCTTTCTGATACAGCTGCTATTGGTGAACTTGATGCTTTAACAATCAGAAGCAATGCCGCAACAGAGGCTTCAAACATTCGCCAGATTGGTTCAAACGAAAGACTTCAGGGCAAGCTTGCTAAACGTCAATCAAGAGGCCAAGCAGCTGGAACATTGCTAACAACCGGCGGTTCAATTGCTGCGCTATAAGGTGAATTAAAATGCCAACAGTACAAACATTAAAACCTTCAGTACGTCCAACAGCTATTCAAGATAACACGGTCAACGTGAATGTAAGCGAAGAACAGTTCGGCGCTCCTATTGCGCGTGGTGTTGAGTCGTTAGCAAACAATGTTATCAAGATGCAAGCTGAAGATGACGCGAATGCTGCAACTGAAACATTCAACCAGGCTTCTGAAGACGCAAGGAAATATCTATATGACGGTGATGATGCTGCATTTTCAAGACAAGGGAAAACAGCAACAGGTCTTCATGATACGTCAAAGGAATTTTTTGATGAAACGTATAATGGTTATTCATCAAATTTAGCCAATGACAATCAACGCAAAGCATTCAAGGCGATGTGGGATAGAAGAACAAACACAAATCTTGATAACCTTGCGAAACATGAATCAAAAGAAAGAAAAGCGTACTTTGAGCAAACGCAACAGGCTTCATTAATTGGGGCTGCTAATAATGCGTATAACAATTTTGATAAGCCAGATGAAATACAGAATTCATTAATTGAAGCTGAAACCATTATTAGATCAAATCCTATGGGTAGCAGCGAAGAAGTTGTTCTTCAGAAAATGAAAACTGCGCGTTCTGAAATACACAAATCTGTCATAGATAGAATGATGCTTGATGATCCTGATGGCGCTCGTAAATATTATGCCGACAATAAGAAGCAAGTTGATGGCGTTCACCATAAAGAAATTGAATCATCTTTAAAAGGTAACAAGCAGAAAAAGCAGGCTCAAGAAAATGCTGACAAGATAAACTTGAATGACAAATTATCTGATCAAGAAAAACGTGCTGCCGCTAAAAAAGAAAAGAATCCAGAAGTTCGTTCACTCACTGAAGGATTAGTTAATCAGGATATACAAAGAAGAAAATCAGATCAGGCTGAATTTGAGCGTGAAGCATCAGAATTTTTCTGGACTGGATTTCTTAAAGATCCTGACATTAATGCTATTCCTGAAAATCTGCCTGCATCAACAAAACTTGCGGCTATTAAGTTTGCCACTAATCCAACTAGAAAAACTGAATTGAAACGCTGGAATGAAATAAATCAGATTGCAATAAATGATCCTGATGAATTTTTAAAGATGGATTTATATAAAGATGTATTGAATCTTGATGAATCAGACTTTCAAGAGTTCGGCAAGCTTCAGCGTTCATTACAGAAAGGCGATACAACCAGGCTAACGCACGTTCAATCAATAACATCAAAAGCAACAAAGGCATTAAAGAATATAAACTATAAAGTTGATTCTGATAACGGCCAGTTATTTATGCGTAAGTTTCAAGACGAAGTATCAAGGCTTGAATCTGAAGAAAAAAGAAAGATTAAACCAGATGAAGTTGATGCGGTTATTGATAGGCTTCTTATTAAAGGTGAAATTGAAGACGGTACTTTCTTTGGAATAAACTTTGATGATCCAGACAAGTTCTTATTTGAAGTGGAAGAAGGCCAGAACTTCCTAATAAATAATGTTTATATTCCTGATGATGATAGAGAAAAAATTATTCGCGCATATAGAAGTAGAGGCGTGTCACCAACAGAAGAACAGATAACTGATCTTTACAATAAAAAGGCCAAGCGATAA